ACGAGAACGCAGTAAGAGCCTTGCTTGATTCGACGGACGATTCTTCACGCTACCGATCAAGCGGCTCTGATGCAGGAGAGCCTTGGGCGAAAAGTTATCACGGAAGTATTTTCGAGACTGATGCAATTCGGACGCGAAGGAAGATTGTTGAGGCTCATAAGGACTTGATTGAGTCTGAGCGAATCAAGGATTTGGAGTCGATTGTTGAAGGACTCAGGAAGCAGGTTACAGAACTTCAAGAGCTAGAGCGGCAATGGTTCTAACCAATCGAAAACAACCAGATAGGAGTGAGTGATGGTCCATGTAACACGATTCGGATTCGACGATGACCTTAACTTCAATGGAGGATTCGATGAGCGATATCAAGAAGACGGTGACGCTGATGATTCCTATCCGTCAATGGAACGCGATGAGGCTGGAAGCAGCGAACGAGAAGACGTCTATGGCATCGATGATTCGTGGATGGATTGAGGTACATCTTTGACGAAATGACAGGGAATCTGTTTGCGGAAATCCGTATATCCGAGAGTAATATCGAAAATAAAGAACCGATTTGGATCCCATACCCCTTCGCGTGGTGTGGGTTGAAAGTGGAAGAACAATGATCATTGGACACGACGTAAAGGTCATCTCCGACCCACTGCTGATCCCCCAGTGGGATATACTTCCCGAGGATACGATTGTCCTCATAACTGGGAAGACCTTTTCGGAGTGGGAATCATCGTGGGACTCTAAAGTGAGATCACTGGATTTGGTTCCTTACGTTCGGGGATCGGGAGAACCCGGAGACTACCTCCACTCGGCGTATTGGAAAGCGTTTATCATAAATGAGATTGACGTTGACGTGTATTACGAAGATGATTGTAGGCAGACTGCCATCCTCCGCAACAACTGCCCAAATACACTGATTGTTGATATCTCTGATGAACCAGAAAATACTTTTGCCTGAAGATCAATTCATATCTGAACTTTGTCGGGACTCTTTTGAAGAGTTCGTCAAAGAGATGTGGGGCGAGATCATTGCAGAAGATTTAATCTGGAACTGGCACATGTCTACCATGTGTTCGGAGTTGGAGTATGTGGCGAAAAGGTTGTTTGCTGGAAAGAAGAAGCAGCACGATCTAATCATCAACGTACCTCCCGGATCATCCAAGTCCACTATTTGCTCGATTATGTTCCCGGCGTGGACTTGGCTGAATGATCCTTCGATGAGGCACATTTGCGGGTCCCATACTTTTGATCTGACTCTGGACCTGTCTCGTAAAACCAGACAGCTCCTAGAAAGTGAAAAGTGGCGTAGGCTGTTTCCCGAGGTGAAAGTAGACCCGGATCAAAATACAAAAGAGTATTTCTCAACGGAGGGGAAAGGCTGGAGAAAATCAGTCACGGTGGGAGGAAAGTCTCCAACGGGGTTCCATGCCCATTTCCTGATCGTGGACGACCCTCTGGACCCAGAACAAGCGGTATCTGGTCCTCTCTTGGACAAAGCTAACAGGTGGATGACCTCCACCCTTCCTTCTCGGAAAGTAGACAAAACGCTCTCTGTAACGATTCTCATCATGCAGAGACTTCATCAGAACGATCCCACAGGCCAGTGGTTGACCCGTGAGGCCGACCGAAACAAAGTCCGATGGGTTTGTCTCCCAGCCGACTGCAAAGAGTTCGAGGTCCATCCTAAGTCTCTGAGGAGGCATTATGTGAAGGGTCTGCTGGACCCCACCCGGATTCCTAAAGACGTTTTGGATGAAAACCGAAAGACAATGGGGGAATATGGGTATGCCGGTCAGTTTGGACAGCACCCAATCCCGAAGTCTGGTGGTTCTTTCAAGTGGGAGCGACTTCATACGGACATACCCCCTCCTCTCCGAACTTTTAAGAAGATAGTTCGGTTCTGGGACACGGCGAGTACCAACGACGGAGGGGACTACACCGTAGGTTGTCAAATGGGGGTCGACGCTGAGGATCGGATCTGGGTTCTCGACATTGTCAGGGGACAGTGGGAAACCGATCAGAGATGTGCAGTTCTGAAAAGAACATCGATCACAGACGGGAGTCATCAGAAGATTGGTATTGAGCAACAGCCGGGGTCTGCGGGTAAGGATGCCATGAAAGCGACGATAAGGTTGTTGTCGGGGTTCGTTGTTATTCCGGGCAAAACGACGGGGGACAAAACAACCCGAGCGGAACCCTTCGCGTCCCAAGTCAACGGCTCCAACGTGTGGTTGGCGAAAGCTCACTGGAATAATGATTACATTGAGGAGATGAAATTCTTTCCGAACGGGACCTACGACGACCAGATCGATGCGTCGTCCGGGGCATTCAATATGATATACGAGCCTACGAAAAGAGTAGGAGCACTCACATAAGGAGAAGTGTGTGGCGAAAAGGAAAAAGAAAAGAAGGGCAGAGCCGAAACCAGTACGCAAGTCGAGTTTCGACGATTGCTGCCCCAACTGCCGGGAAGACATTCGAGAGAGTCTGGATAAGATCACTCAAGAAAAAAAGATCGATAATGGCAAAAATATGAGATTATCGGTGGAGTGTCCAAATTGTTCTCAGAAAATGAAATGTGACTTAATTCTCGACTACCAACTCCATTATGTGGAGTCGATAGCGGAAAAGTGAACTTGCAGGGCATCTAAATCGGAGGTAGGCTAATGGTTCTAACTCCGAACAAGGGACCAGTATGCAGCTTATCGATATCCCCAATCTCATAATGAATGCGGTGCAGTCCACCATTCCTTTCTCTCGTCAGCTACTTGCTGGTGATTTTGACGGAAAGAATAGGGACCTAAACGCTGAATGTGGTTATCCCGGCTGGGGTCAAATAACCATCGAAGACCTTTCTCGAATGTACGAGAGGGAAGGAGTCGCTCGACGGATCGTGAACGTCCTCCCAGACGAGTGCTGGACGATGGACCCCATTGTCTATGAGAATAACAAGTCGGAAGATACAGAGTTCGAGAAATCGTGGAAAGAGGTAAAAGAGAAGTACAATGTGTTCCACTATCTCAATCGAATTGATCGGGTGTCGGGAGTGGGTCAGTTTGGTATTCTCGTGTTGGGTTTTGACGATAAAAAGAAACTCAGTGAACCCGCTGGAGGGTTTGACCAGCAGACAGGAAAAGTGGACGAGAATTACAAAGAGGAACACGACCTCCTGTTCATCAAACCCGTGATGCAACCTCATGTGAGAGTGAAATCATATGAGAAGGACTCATCGAGTCCACGGTTTGGAAAACCCCTGCTCTATCAGGTCAGGTTCACGAGTGCTCACGAACTCCCACTGGCCGGGGCTGACCAACCCGGAGCACCCTCCCAGTCCGCAAATTCAACAGAAGCAGTGGGACAGTACCTCGATGTCCACTGGTCTCGCTGTATTCACGTTGCAGATAATGTGGAGATGTCCGAGATCTTCGGAATCCCTCGAATGGTCCCGGTCTACAACCGGCTGTTCGATTTGAGAAAACTACTAGGGGGTTCCGCTGAGATGTTTTGGAAGGGGGCCTTTCCGGGAATCGCTTTCGAGACTAACCCAGACATCGTCAATCCGAATCTGGACGTGACATCTCTACGAGAAGAATTCCAGAAGTATCAAGATGGAATCCAAAGATTCCTTGCTCTATCCGGGATCTCCGCTAAATCCCTAGCCCCACAGGTTGCTGACCCTCGTGGACATATCGATGCTCAGATGTCGGCTATCGCTACGACTATAGGGGTCCCTCTTCGAGTTCTGCTTGGATCAGAAGCGGGAGAACTCGCTTCCAGCCAAGACAAACAGACTTGGAACGGTCGACTGAAGCACAGACAAAACAAACACGTAACCCCCTCCATTGTGGTTCCTTTCATCCAAGCTCTACAGGCGATGAACGTGCTTCCTCGGACAGAGACGACTGTCAAAGTGGAATGGCCCGATCTGGACCTGCCCACCCGCATGGACAAGGCTGAAGTCCTGTTGAGAAAGACAGAATCGATGGCCCGGTACGTCCAAGGGAATGTTGATGTCCTAATCGAACCGAAAGACTTCTTGGTGCAGTTCATGGAACTTGACGAGGAAGTGGTGGACTCCATGCTCGCCAACGCAGCCAGCTTCGACGGTCTGGAACTGCCAGACATGGTCTCCCCCGGAACAGGACCCAGAAAACCCGGAGAAATCCCAGAACCTCAAACAACCACGACAAAACTCCCACAGGGAACAGCCGCGAAAGCAATGCCCGGACAACAGAAACCGAAGACAAGCTCATGACCAATCCGATCAAGGGGGATCCCACGAGGACTGGTCGGATCCAAAAGAGAGCTGTAAAGGACATGATGTCCCGAATGATGGCTGTTCGACGTAAAGTCGTTGAACAGATAAGAGATCGGAACGCACTTGGGATAGGGTTGGGAATAAATCATACGGGGGAACTGCTGTCAAATACCGAGTGGGCATTCTTATCGGATGCTCGAAAGGTTCAGGCTTTCCGATCATGGATCGACTTGCTTTTTCAAAGGTCGGTTCTTGAACCTTACGGAGGGCAGGTGGTTGATGCTCCTTGGATGGCTGAGTATATC